TACTTTGACCGCATCCCAGGACGTGTTGTTTGTTGAACTTCCATGGACACCAGCAGACGTAGACCAGACGTATAGCCGCTGCCATCGGTTGGGTCAACGGGGCTCCGTAACTGCAACTTATTTATTATGCGAAGGAACCGTCGATGAGGAGATTTATAACTTGATAAGCCGGAAACGCGGAGTGGTCAATGCAGCAACAGAGGGTGGAATGGTTGATCCAAGGGAGGAATCAGTCGGGCAAATGATTGTCGGCTTGTTTGCACAGCGAGGATTAAAAAGCACACAAAACCCTTAACCAGCAAGGAGTTCACCTAATGTTTGCTTGTTGGGACACCCATTTGCTATAATAGAGATATAAGAATACTTGACATAGACGGGCACAAGAGACCCGAGACCTATCCCATAACTGAAGGACAATCTTTTGATACGCAAAGCAACATTTCTGATACTTACTATTTATACCCTGACTTTTCTGGCTCCTGTCGCCAGAGCATCAGCACCCGATGACTCTTCCAAGAAGCAATTTGTTGCCCTAGCCCCCCTGAGTATCCTTCGGGTAGACCGTGTAGAAAACCCTGTAAAACCAGTCGTTTTCACGCACGGAGACATCAGTTGGTTGCCCGAACTGGCTACGAAAGCCGGATGGCAACCTGAACATTTCAAAAAGTTAGGCGAAATCATTCTTCGCGAATCGGGCGGATGCCCGAACCGTAAAGGCGGAGACATGGTTGATAAGAACTGCAACATCACAGGCGTCTCCGAACGGAATCACCGATCTGACACGGGACTACTGCAAATCAATGGCGTGAATTACGATATGAGCAGGAACAAATGGGCGGCTGTTTGCCGGGATCTAAAAATCTGCACCCAGGAACCATTGCTTGATGCGGTCACCAATCTCAGGGCAGGGAAACTCCTTTACGACTATTCGGGCTGGAGCCCGTGGGATGTATGCTCTTGGAACCCGACGGCAAAAGGCTGTAAATAAGCCAAATTCCTTTGTTTTGGTAGTTGCATAATCAATCCTCCTCATATAAACTATTGTGTATAAACTAAACAGACACCCAGGAGGTATCTGATGGCAGCGAATATTGAGATAAACAGAGATGGAACAGCACGGTTTGCGTATGCAGGCAACCAAACGCCGTGGCACAAACTCGGTAAGTCAATGAACGGGCTTCAAACCATTGACGCAATGTTGGAAGCGGCACAAGCGGACTACCAAGTGTTACTCACCAAGATCGCAGTAGTGGACGACGAAGGAAACATCATCAGGAACCCTGACGGCACACCCGTAGTCCTACAGGACGACAGGGCAACTGTAAGAATGAACGAAGATGGTTCGTTCTCTCCGTTCGCAACCGTAGGCACCCGTTACGAAGTTCGCCAGAACCGAGAAGTTCTTGAACGAGCAATGGCAGTTGTGGGTGCGTCAAAGGGCGATGCGGTTATTGACACTTGTGGTGTCCTCAAGGGTGGAGCACGATTCTTCGCAGGCATTGACTTGGGGACTCTAGTAATTGACCCAACGGGCGTGAACGACAAGATTGCGCGTTACTTGGTTGTGTCTCACGGACACGATGGTTTTTGGCCGATTCGATATGCAAACACCGATGTTCGGGCAGTATGTCAAAATACTGTAGTTATGGGTATCAAGGATGCAGAGCGTCTATTCACCGCACGACACACCCGTAATGCAGATGAATACCTCAACACAGCACAAGAGGCGTTACAAATCTCTACCGAGTGGGCAAAATCGTTCAAGATTATGGCAGAACAAATGTTGGCGATTCCTGTCCCTCAGGTATCACAGCGGATAGATAAGGTTCTTAACACAGTATTCCCAGTCAAAAAATCTGAAACCGATCCTCAGCGACGCAACCGTGAGGAAATCACGGGGACTATCCGAGCGTTGTATGGTTCCCAAAAGAATGCCGGTGGTTATGGTTTCAACGGATGGAGTATCTATAACTCAGTCGTTGAATATCTTGATCATCACCGTAAAGGCGATGCAAATGACCGAGCATTGGCAACCATTGAAGAAAATTCGTGGGTAAACAAAGCAAAGATCACCGCACAGCAAGCAGTGTTGCAACTCGCATAAATCTCACATCCCCTCGATGAGACTTGAATACCACCCCGACGCTGGGGTGGTATTCTTGTTTTATGGGCGACAGTTTATGGGACGATTTCATAGGTAAAAAGATAGAGTTACCCCTCACAAACATCCCGAAAGATTTATTGAGAGAGTTATCTGAGTTTGTTCAGAATGCTTTAGAGAAAGAAGACAAATTAATGAGTTTTACCACCGAGGTGTTAGATGAGTTATACCGAGAGATAGCCGATGATGATGTCGCCGCATCACATATCGTTTCCTACCTCCAACGCCGACACCATTGGGATGTGGAGTTGCTTGCCGAACGCCGAGATATAGACGAAATGCTGATGGCAAAACACAATATTTTTGACGAACACATGTGGGACAAAGTGATGAACACCACCGCAATATCCGATCTTCACCATGAAACCTTTAAACTCTCCCAGAAATACATTGCTCGCGCAATTGCGGAAGTATTGGCCAAAGACGGGACTGTCGAACAGCCGGCGTTTTAGATCAGATCTGCTGCCTCCAGCGGATCCCCCTCGATGATTTCGATTGCTGCTGTAAATCTGGTTCCTTCTTCGTTGTCCACAGATGTAACCTTAAACCCAAGCGAATCAAGCACTAAATTAGCCACACCTGCCATATCTTCTTCAAAAGCAGTGATTTCTTCGTCGGTCGTTTCGTCGTCGACCGCCAGGGAAACAAGAATATCGACCAGCAAATCATGGACTTTAAGCCGGGCTTCATCCGGAGTTGTCGCGCTCATGTGTTGTATCTTAGTCCCGTCTTGACTATAATTCAAGCAACTACCCAACCATAAGGGTTGGGATTTACATTAGGAGGATACGAAGTGAGTGCATCACCAGTAACACTGATTGGTAATTTAACCGCAGACCCGGAACTGAAGTTTCTACCAACAGGAGTTGGTAAGTTGGCTTTCAGCATCGCAGTAAACCATTATTGGACTGACACAGATGGTGAAAAACAGGAGAAGGTTTCCTTCTTCAACATTGTTGCGTGGCGCAATTTGGCCGATGATGCTGCGAACGTCCTGACCAAAGGTGTCCGCGTTGTAGTAACGGGACGGTTGGAACAACGCTCGTGGGACGACAAGGAAACCGGCGCGAAACGATCGACAGTCGAAGTTCTGGCCGACAATATTGGATTGGCCGTTGGCAACATTGAATCATTTGTTAGAAAGCAGAAACCAGAAGGACAAACTGGGAATTATGCACCGAAAGCAAAAGCGGCTTCTGGGTCGGTTCGGAACACACCGAAACCAATGGCTCAAGTTCAACTTGAAGAAGAAGAGGCTTGGTAAAAATCTAGTTCTCAAACTCTCCCAATAAATATCACCCGTGAGTGATGCTTGGGATGTTTGTTAGTTCCGTTCTTCTATATCTCTTTTATTGTGTGATCGTATTCTTTTTCTAGATTTTCGTGACGCATTGGGTTATAGAAATCGTTGTATGTTCGTTTGATATTCGGATTGCGTAATGGGACGAATCTGATACGCACCGTAGTCCACGGTTGCTTGACATACCACTCGTATGCTTCCTGACCGTTTGCGAACGCACCATACTGCTTTTCGCTTTCAGACGCAGTTCCGCTGACGGTCGCAATCAGGGGTGTTGTCGGGAACAATGTTGTGAGACGATACCAAACTTTTGCTAGTTGTCGTGTTTCGTTTTGTTTTGTTAGTTCTTCGTAGTTGTCTAGTTCTGTTGCTTGCTTGCTCATCGTATTGCCCACGCCCAATCTTCTTCCGTTGCTTGTTGCGGTTGTGGGTTCGCTACCACGACGGTTTCGGTTTTTAAGTTGTGTGCTACCACTCTGTCGTGTTGCACAAGAACTGTGATATCACCTGAGAATTCATAAAAATAGTCGCCGAGGTCTACTGCGCCGCATTTTGTATCTGCTACATATTGCGCGTATGCGAGTAGACGATCGGCTTCTGTTTCGTAATCGTCTTTCGGACGATCGGGGGGCATTTGCTCTTTTGGTTTACGCATTACTTGTAACTTTCTAGTAGTTGGTTGAATTCAACGCCGAGTTGATAGTTGTATGCGTGTGTATTCGCTGAGATTAGTTCGTCGTCCTGTTGCGACAAGTCCAATATCAACACACTGTCCGCACCCATGCCGTCTCGTCCAAGAACATTGACTTCAGTTTCGCCGTCCAACCAAGTTTCACGAACATGGTGGTGTCCGCAAACATGGAATTGTGGTGTTACTTTGTCAAGGATTTCTTTTACAAGATGTCGTTGTGCGATGGATATTTGTATGTCATCTTTGTATGTGATTTTCTCGCCGTTGTTATACGGTGCGTCGTGGGTCATCAAGATGTCTACAGGTTGAGGTGAGAGTAGGTCTACATCAAACGGGTTGATGAGTTCACCACGCCACCAAGATTCGCCTTCTACACGGTCTAACCAATCGACAGAATACGCACCTCCGTAACCCATCAAGGTGTTGCCTGCGATGGTGAAGCGACACCCACGAGGGATGTATTGACACCACTCGTTAGGGGTGTTGATAGGTGCGTGCTTACCGAATTTGTCGGTGAGGTCACGAAGTATGTCATGGTTTTCGTGGTTGCCGTCAATCCACAAGAACTTGATTTGTGCTTGTTCTGCGAGTTGCGCTACGCGATTTACGAACTTTTGTCCACGAGGTAGGTGAACCCAGTATCCGAAGTCGCCTACGGAGATGATGTGTGTGCAATCTTGTTCGCTCGCATATTTGATTACCCACTCTGCGTGTTTCGTGTCGCCGTGGATATCGCCGGCAAATAGAACTCTTTGGTTTAGTTGTCTAGTGTTGTCTAATTGTTTCATACTTCCATTATATAGCGTTACAGTCATATTGTCAAGCCCATAAACGCCCTATTTTAAAGGCTTTCTGTGATATATCGTGAAATAAGGTAGTGTATTTGCATGACCACAACAGAACTAATCGCCCGTATGCCCGAAGACTTCGTAGAACTGGTGGGTCGTTTTATCGCCGACCCCGATATCAACACCGAACATCTCGACGTTCAGGAACTAATGCCGTCGCAGCCGTGTGTGGCCCTCATCGCCAACCATCTGGGGCTCGACAAAGATCCGATCGGGACTGATGAGTTGGATCAGGCAAAAGCATGGCTCGATGAACAATCTTCTTGGCAAGACCGGTCGTATGCGGTTCAAAGAAAACTCGCTGAGAAATACCCGTTTGCTGAGGAGCAGGCACTAAAAGGTGAAATCCCAATGTGGATGAACGCAAAATGGGCACCAAAGTTATTATTTGCGTGGTCGGACGGTTTGCGTGATGCAGTCTTAGAAGCAGAAGAATATGTGGAGGAAGTCCAATGAACGAGGAAATTATGCCACCAGAAGACAATCTTGAAATCGCAATCGATGAGGCAGCGAAGGATTTGACCCCAACTCGATCCAGGCTCGTCGGTAAGAAAAAGAAGGACAAAGACGGGACTGAACTTTCCTCGCCGGCACAAGAACAGGTTTTGTTCCGGGCTTCAACTGAAGACAAACAAAAGTGGGAAGAATGCGCCAAACATTTGGGGATTTCTATGGCGGAGTTCCTGCGTGTTGCGGCTAATGAAAAGGTTGAAAGAAGCACTGTCGTATGTGAACACCCACAAGAGTTCCGTAAAACATATCCCTGGAGAGAGGATTGTTTGAAGTGCGGGAAGGTTCTGTGGGTTAAGAACGACAACGTCAACTTTGGGAATCGTCGTTAGTTGAAGCCCCGTAAACCGCTTAAACGATCGCCGCTGAAACGGTCCACAAAACCAATCAAACAGAAGTCGGCTAAACGGGAAGTTGCTGATGTGGAAAGACGCATCTTTGTCGCAATGATGCTGAACAAACACCCGTATTGTGTTGCGTGTCCTGTGTTCGCTGAACATGATGGCTTAGTCACTTATGCCCGTAAGCCCTCTCGTGACATTCACGAGTTAGTGCGTCGTTCTCAGGGTGGCTCAACGGTTAGTGAGGGGAACTGTATCGCTGTGTGCCGTCCCTGCCATACGAGGATAGGCAACTACCCTCAGTTGGCGTTTGACTTAGGGCTTGCTAAACGGTCGTGGGAATAACACCCGTAGCACTATTTTCGTTTGCGTCCATGTCTTTGTTCATGTCGAACGCCCATGCGATACAACCATAAACCGGCTAAGAGCAAGATTAACCCCGTGATGAAACTCATATAGTTTTATTCCTCTTACAAAAGTCAATGAACTTAGACATTACATAATCAACGAACTCTGATTTTACTATTGCTTCATCGTGTTCTTTAACAACAGTGAACTCAGGTAAACCTTTATCGTTGTAAACATAAGTTACACACTTACCTACACTCTCCCCGTGATACCCGTAGGTCGCCACAGTCAATGCCTCAGAAACAGGTGAATTGGGGTTGTGTTTATATTCGCGTGCTAGATCGCCTCTCTGATAATCGCCGATACGGTCTACAGGTTTGAGACGAACATAACTATCAACGACAACGCTGACAGTGTCAAACTCAGTTAACCCGTCACTGAACGCTTCACTCAACACATCAGGCAACGACTCAAAAGGATGCCCGTCCACGCCGCTTTGACGGCACTCGAATACATCACCTCTTTGAAAGACAACGAAAGACTGCATATCGCTAATGCCATTATCTTCTTTACATATCTCCGTCTTACGAAGTTGCGCTATCTTTGCGACCTTCTCTACCTCTAACGCTATGTCAATCATCTCTTTACCCGTGTGCCTTTTTTGTCAATCAACAAACATTCTCTATACGCCTCTGCCCTAGTGTCATGAGACGACACAGGCGAATTGTTATTGAGTGTGTCAATCACTAACCACTTAGTGGAAGGATATCTATCAGGTGATATGTCGTATCTATAATTCATCTCACTCCTTTTAATCTAGTAAATATTAATCTAGTAAATAATCTACAGACTCAATTATATAGCGACAAAAAGAATATGTCAAGTATCTACTTTTTCTGAAACAATCTCACAAACCAATAAAAAAACAAAGCAATAAAACAAATCAACAAAGAAGCAACAACATTCTCGAAGTTCGTGACAAACACAAACCACAACAACTCACAGATCCAATACAGGAAAACCATCACAAACAACAAAGGAACAAGCAGCCGCATCATGACGAGGCTAGAACCGGCTTTATAAACGGGACTGCCAACCTTTCTGCTCCTGGCCTATAGCGTGGGTAGCCCTGCGACAAATTTTTTGGCTGTAGTTCTTTTTTTAGGTTTATCTGACGGGGGACTGTTGAGTTGCTTTTGAAGTTTTTCATTTTCTTTTTCCAGTTGCGCTATTTCTTTTTCTAGTTGTTTGATTTGCTGGTCTATCGAGGTTTTGGGTTTTGGGGTTGTCATTGGTTGTGCTTTCTGGTTGGTGAATCATATTAATACAGGTGAGGTAGCCGATGGTGTCCAGAAGCGTGTCGTAATGGAGTTGCCCTTGGTCAAGGTTGGTTTTTAGTCTTGCGAGTTTGACTGAGACCATGAATAGTAGTGCTTCAGTGAGGGTGAGTTGTTTCCCTGTGAGTGCTTGATAGATGTTTATTACTTTGGTGTAGTCGTCTTTTGGGTGTCCGTAGGTTTTTTGACGGTCTTGGTTGACGATTTTGTAGGCTTCTTGGAGGATTTCGGTGCCAGGTGTGGGCTTATTTTGGGGTGTGGGTGTCATGGGTTTATTTTCGTGTTGCTTGGATGGTTGTCCATAGTGGGC